GGATACTTCCAACAATTATTGCCAGGTGTTCCTGCATAATCAGCATTGAAGTCCTCAAGGTTATCATATTCTGTGTAATCACAACAGATGCCTACCACATCAAGCTCAAACTCCTCACCAATATCATCTTCTACTTGCTCAATGTATTCAAACAGAGCATGAAGTCCTTCATAACTGAAGTTATTTTTATATGTATTACTCTTCATAAATGCATCTATAAAGCGAAATACTGTTACTGTTTCTTTCATTACATGTCCTCTCTTTCAAGTTCAAATGAAAATTGCATTTTATTACCATCTGACATTATCTCTGCATCAGTAGCTCTATCATACCAAGAAATAAAAGCCTGTACATCATCGTGCATTTCATCAGTTATATATCTAAACTGAATAGTTTCGTATTCTGTATTTTTAAGGTCTATGAGTGATTCTACAGATACATTTCCTGCAGCATCTACATCTATGCACTCATTTCCTCTCACTAATCCTGATTCTTGTACAGCCAATGCTATTGCACAGAATGTGCTATCTTCAGGGTATCCATCTATCATATGGTCTCTGTTAACTATTATTGTTTTCTTCATTTATATTCTCCTGTTATTTCTTTAATATCTTCTCTTAATTCATCAACCTTCTCAACACCTGCTTCTGTTAGTCCATCTTTATCCCAAAAGACATCATTGTCATGCAGTTGCTGTAAGTCCATCCAAAACCACGCTGGAATGTGTCGCACTCCTTCCACAAACAGTTCATCTGCTTCATATTTATAGCCATCATCCTTCCAACCATTTAACAGATCATCAGCAGAGCATCCTTGATTATCAATCCAATCAGTATTTTTATAGTTAGGTTGTAACCATCTACCAACAGCACAATGTTGTCCATTAGCTGTGGTATACATACATTCAGTAGCCTCACCTTTACATTTTACTACTGCTCGTTTACTTGTATCTTCTGAGTAATACTTTACAGTATCTTCTAATAGTTCTAGTTTAGTCATTGTTTCCTCCATCAAGTGTTTCTTTTAACAGTTGTAATTTGGCTAACATTGTTTCCTTGTTACCTGTCATCCCAAAGTATTTCTTTACAGGTGTTATCTTCCAGTGTCTATTTGGCTTGATACCTTTACAGAATAACTTAAGGTCTCTAATTGACAGTATTAAGTTTAGCATTCCTTTGTTGTAGTTCCTGTTACCATTTTCTATTGATATAAGGTCTGCCATGAATTGACAGTCCTCATCAATCTCTACTGGTTTTTTTAGTTTAACTGTTGTCATTTTTATATCCCTCTGCTATTGTTGAGTCCAGCATACCCATATATAGCCACAGTCTGTGTGCATGTTTCTTTGGTATTACATCCAACAGTTCATTGAACATTATATCCTGATGTTCTTTATTCAGGAACGGTGCAAATGCTCTTATTCTCTTCTGATTTGGTATTTCTGTTTTATTATTACTCATTATTATTGCTCCATTTTGTTTTGTGTTCTTTTATTACAGCCTTTTCATACACCTGTTGCATTGCTTCTATTAGTACAGGTATATCTTCTATCAATATCTGCATGCCTACATCAGTATCATTATAGTCATGGTTTGAATCTTCTGCGTGCAGTCCTATAAAATTCCAACCTTCATCTTCACAGGCAGCTACATTTAATAATTTCCATTTCGCACCATTATCAGATGATGCCCTTACCTTTACCTTATCAGACTCCATTGAATGATGTTCAGATTGTCTGTGTTCTGGTCTTGATACTCTTTTGCTATTAGTTATTTCCATCTTACTGTTTCTCCTTGTTATCTGATTCTATGAACTACTGGTAATTCAGGCTTTCCTAAATATGCACAGTATCCCACTTTGATTTGTTTAACTCTTCCAGCTTCTTTCCTGTTAAGTTTATATTTTTTTACTATCTGGTCAAATGTCATTTCTTCCCACATTGCATAAAACAGTTTTTCCATTTACTGTATCTCCTTGTTATCTAAAATTGTATGGTAGTTTGATATTGTTATCAATACACCACATTGTTAATACCATCAGGTCATAATTATTCAGTTCATCATACCATTCAACAACAGTATCATTTACATGATGAATTGGATCATGATGTACTAATGCCCTGTAGCCATTGCCTTCCCTTTCCAGTTGATAAAACCAGCCTTCCTCATCAATAGCAACTTCTACACTTCTTAACATTGTTACTTTTATCATCTTGCTGTTTCTCCTTTTATTATTCGGTTATATTATCCCTGTTACGCTCTATCTTTCCTTTAAGTATCTTCACTCTATTCTGTAGTATTTCATTAGCATACTTCAGTTCTCTAATAGTATCTTCATGCAGTTCTATTTTTTCAGTAAGAGCCTTTATTACTATTTTTTCTTTAGAGTTAAGTTTTCTGTTAACCCTATTCTTTTCTATTTCATTCATCGTACTGTTTCTCCTTTTATTTGAAATATCCCATCGTCTTCAGTTCATCTTTGCAAGTCCTACAGAACCTTGCACTTCTTTTATAATTATCTTGGTCAGTCCATACCAGTACATTTGACCCTTTAAATTCAATTCTTTTCTTACAGCCAAAGCAATTAGTTTTCTTTGGTGTCAATAAAATCTTAATAGTACCATCAGCATTTGTTCGTTGCTCGACGTTATAATTCTTATTCATTTCTTCTGTTATAAACTGCATATCCTTTTCCTTTTCCTTTTCCATAAAAAAATAAAAATAACTGTTAGTAACAAAAAACCCTCCACCAATTTTCATCAGTGAAGGGTCTTTGTTTTACTTCATTACTACTTACTTTTTAGTAGGTACAAACTCTACGATTTGTTTTTTAATTCCTCCTATATAAGTTTGAATAACTCCTACCTTGAAAGCACTTTTTAAGATATGGCTCTTACTACCGTTTACTAATTTTACATTCTCGGTAGGTATTGCAATAGCATCGCCACTAATAGATTGTATTTCAATCTCATCTTTTACTTGTTTAAAAACGTCGCACTTTGGTAAGTCTTCTATTAGATACTTACTTAAAGTTGGATGTTCTTTTATTGCTTTCTTACAAGCCTCTTTCATAACCTTATTAAGTTGATCCTCAATAGAGTTATTTTTGTTTACTGCTACTGTTTTCACAGGTTTTTTTAGGTTTAATTTCTTCATTAAATCCGACATTTTTAGTCATCCTTTATTTATTATTATTGTTTATTATTACTATTGTTTTGATTGTTAGTGTTTAACTAACGTCCATGCTCACGATTTCAAAAAACATATTACACGTATCTCACAACACATATAAGTTAATATAGATATATATATTACACAACTAATAATAGATATATATATTATATATGTTATATATTATAGCATTAATAATAACAATAATAATAAAGGATTATATCATGGACTTAGAAGAATTAGAATTATCAATTATAGCTTTATTAGATATCGGCGAAGATAAGATAGATAAGATTATGGATTTAATTGTTAATTATGTGGATACGTTAGAAGATACACGTATATAATATAAATAATATATATAATATATATAAGAGACCCCTCATAGTTAGAGGGGTCTTTCTTTTTTTTGTTATATCTTGAAAAAATCAATTAAAATTATAATTATAACCAAAAATTCAACGTAATAGAGGAGGCATGGGGGAACTTCAACCCCACCCCCCATACATAAAAAAGACTCACACACATTCTAATATTATTTTTCTAAAATTTTTTTGGGATAAATTTTTAAGAATTACTTTTTTCTTTTTTTAAAATATTTATTTTTCTTTTTTGTATCTATAGATTACTATATAATATATAGATTACTATATAATATATAGATTCTTCTATAATATATAGAAGGGAGTAGTCATTTGCAAAATAATATACAATATACTTATATTATTCCCAATGGATTTAAAAACAATCAAAGGTGTTGACCATTATCTTTATGATAATGAAGAAGAATTTAAAGCTTTTCATCCAGAAATCCCACTAAGACATTATTGGAGAGATGGAGAAGAAGGAGAGTGGGTAAAGACTGATGATGATTTTATATGTCAAATCCTCCGAAAAATGAAAATTGGCAATAAAGACTGTGTAAGAACAGTGTGTGGAACATTTGATATATCAAACAAATATAAGATGCTCGGAGATGATGGAATCCCCGAAAGTATCTATTCTTTTTCTGGTAAAAAGGTTGATTTTTCTAAAAATCCAAGTGGAGGTCAGTTTTTATTTGCACAATATATTGCACAAGGCTTAGATGCTCTTGATGCTTATAAAAAAGCTTATCCACGAGCAAAAGATGAAAATGGAATGCGAAAACGCACAAACCAACTCTTAAAAACGGAGCATGTACAAACAATGATTAAAGAAGAGATTCAAAAAGTTCTTGATGGTGAAGGTGTAACTACTGAATGGCTGATTGGAAGATATAAAACCATTGCCGATATTGCTGATAAAGATTCTGATAAGCTTAGAAGTTTAGAATCCCTGACCAAAATTGCTGGATTATTCGATACAAATGAAAAGAAAACTGAGCAATTGACTGTATTTACTGGATTTACACCAGAGCAACTAGAGGAGGTCAAGAATGGGAAAGCTACACCAATCGCACATGCATCACGAAGTGATGTTGAAGACAAATGAGAAAGATGGAGTTGATCCTTGTCCAATGTGCAAAGAAAATTTACATCTTGACGAAGAATATACACAAAGAATTGGACTATTAGATGATGATGACTATTGCTGTGGATGGATGTGCCCACATTGTGAGGCAATGTTTGATAATGATGACAATTTAACTGGGATTAAGGGCTACCCACTTATGGGAGAAACATAATATGCCGAAATTTGGGCGAAAATCAAGAGAAAGATTGGCAACATGCCATGAAGATTTGCAAAAAGTCTTCAATGAAGTAATTAAACACATAGATTGTAGTATTTTAGAGGGGCATCGTAGTGGTGAAAGACAAAATAAGTTATTTGAAGAAGGGAAGACTAAGGTTAAATACCCAAATGGTCGTCATAATGCTAATCCAAGTAGGGCTGTGGATGTTACCCCTTATCCTGTTAACTGGGCTGATCGTGAACGTCAAACCTTATTTGCTGGATTTGTTTTAGGAATAGCTGAATCCATGGGTATAAACCTTCGCTGGGGTGGTGACTGGGACAAAGATTGGGAGGTTCAAGACAATAAGTTCGATGACTTCCCTCATTTTGAAATTAAAGGATAAATTTATGGGGACGCAATTTTAGCAATATCAATATTTTTGTTTTTGAATTTGTTTACTTCTTACAATTCAAAAAAAATACCTGTGTGTCCAGAATATTGTGCCATAGAGCATAAACATGAAATTGAGGAGAAAAAATAATTATGATGTTATTACAAACACAAGAAAAGGAAGGGAATGGTCATAGTGCTATTGATTCTAAAATCATGGAAAATGATATATATCAATTAGCTAAAGGTGGCAATCCAATTCAAAGAAATAAAGATTTAGAAGAATTAATGCTTGGATTAGTTATGGGATCTGCTGGTGGTGGAATAAAAATAAATAGCTTATCACAAGCATTTAAACTTGCTGATAAATTTAAAGGATTATCTAATATTCCTGCATATCTCCGATTCCCTTGGGCAAAATCAAAAGGATTTCGCAAGACAGGAATAACAAAAGGAAAAGCTACTCAAAATGATCCTTTATTTGAAGCAATGAAAAGATATGATTCAAAGGGACAAGAAATCCCTAAATCAAGAACTTTAGAATATTTAATAAATAAATAATTGGCTAATTTAAACTTAAATGGGAATGTTTCTAAGAATGAAGAAATACTTAGTATGGCTTATACCGACCTCATCTCATTCGGCAAATTATTCTCCCCTCAAGACTTCCTTGCCTCTACTACACCTGATTTTCATAGAGAGGTAGGGAAGCTTCTTCTTGATAAGAATGAACAACAATTAGGACTAGTATTACCACGAGATCATGCAAAATCTACACTTGCAGCTACTGCTGTAATGCATCGATTCTTATTTGCAACTAAAGAAGAACCTGAGTTTATTGCATGGATTGGAGAGGCTCAAGATCAAGCTGTAGATAATATCGGTTGGATTATGAATCATGTATATTCAAACCCAGCAATTCATTATTACTTTGGAGACCTTCAAGGGGATAAATGGACAAAAAATGAATTTACTTTGTCTAATGGTTGTAGAATGATAGGTAAGGGAACATCTCAACGTCTTAGAGGTAAAAAACAAAATTCGACTCGTTATACAGGAATGGTTCTTGATGACTTTGAATCAGAGCTAAATACTAAGACTCCTGAGGCTAGACAGCAAATTAAGAACTGGGTAACTGCTGCTGTATATCCTGCTATTGATTTTGATAAAAATGGATTCTTGTGGTGTAATGGAACAATCGTTCATTATGACTCATTTTTAAACAACCTTGTTAGAGATAGCAATGCTGCCGAAAAGAATGGAGAAGATTTTTCTTGGAAAATCGTAACCTATAAAGCTCTACTTGATGACGGAACTCCTCTCTGGGCATCTCGCTGGCCAGTTAAGAAACTAGAAGAAAGAAAACAATTCTATATAGATTCTGGCACTCCAAGTAAGTTTTATCAGGAGTATATGAATCAAGCGAAATCTCCTGAAGACCAAATATTTAGTGAAGAGGATATTACGGATGGATTATATAAAGGACATTGTAAGTTTGATGAAGAAGCCCAAAGTTGGTATATACAATTCGACGATAAAAGCAGAGAATTTGTCAATATTTATATTGGTGTTGATCCAGCTTCGACACTTGGTGCTCGTAACGACTATAGTGTTATTATGGTTATTGGGGTCACTGCTAGCTTTGATTACTACATTATTGAATATTGGAGAAACAGAGTGTTGCCGATGGACTGTGCAGATGAGATATTTAAAATCGTTAAACGATATTCACCTGTAAAAAGAGTTAATATTGAAACAATTGCCTATCAAGAAATGTTAAGGGATTATGTTCAAAAAAGAAGTAAAAGTGAAGGTATTTTCATTCCTGGGATCAATCAAGGGATTAAAGGATATGGAAACCAAAAGAAAAAAGATAGGCTTTTTGAGGGACTTCAACCAAAGTTTAGACAAGGAGCTGTTCATTTAAAAAAGAATATGCATGAGTTTATTGGGGAATTATTAGACTTTCCTAAAGGTTCTCATGATGATTGCATTGATGCCTTCTGGTTGTCTACACAGTTTGCTAAGGGTAACAAGTCGCTGAAGAAGAAAATGAAAGAAGGAAATAAAGATAACAGTTATACACAAACAAGAAAGGTTTACGATTGGCTTACTGGTGCAAGACGTTGATTTGCATTAAATAGTAAACAGTTAGTATATTTTCCTCTATGATTCAACAAGATATTCGAGTAAAAGAGATAAAAGAACTATGGAGACGATGGTCTGACGCAAGAAAAGATTGGGATATACAGGCTAGAGAAGACATAGATTTCTATTTAGGGAATCACTGGTCTGAAGCCCAAGTCAATGAACTTGACGAAAGAAACCAGTCTTCACTTGCGTTGGATAGACTTTATTCTGCTATTGAGCAGTTTAAAGCTATTATTACCTCTAAACCTCCAAAATTTTCTGCCGTTGGCAGAGAGGATTCTGATACAAGGATGGCAAATGTATGGAAAGGAATCCTAGAGTATGTTTGGGATATATCTGATGGAGATGAAACATTCAAGCAAACCATTCACGATTATACTGTTACAGGCTTAGGTTATTTTTATAGCTATATAGACCCTGAAGCTGATTATGGTAGAGGTGAAGTTAAATTTACCTATGTTGATCCATTCCGTGTTGTAGTTGACCCTAATTCTCGTAGTCGTTGGTTTGATGATGCTGCTGGAATGATGCTGTCAACCATCATGACTAAAATGCAATTAATAGATTTATATCCTCAATTATCTGAAGTTAATGAAGAGGGTAAAGCTTTAATTGATGAGCTTGAAGGGAATGACTATCTTGAAGAAGATTATCCTGATTCTACTCAATCTCAATTAAAAAAACGATTTACTCCTGATATTGTTAAAGATAAAGATACAGGAGAGGGCTCTGAAAAATATAGATTAATCGAATCATTTTCAAAAGTTAAAATGCCATATTATCGTGTTATTGATATGCAATCTGGAGATGAACAAATACTTGATGATAATAGACTGCAAACTTTACTTCAAGATGAAAGAATGCAATTAGCAGTCGAAAAGGGTATGATTGACATTGCTCAAGTTATGCAAACAAGAATTAAGTTAACTTGTACTGTTGGGCAAATTGTTTTATATGAAAGAGTACTGGATACTGATGTATACCCTATCGTACCAGTACCAAATATATGGACTAATACTCCTTATCCTATGAGTGATATTCGTAAGAATAAAGATTCGCAGATATATTTAAATAAAGTATTATCTTTAATAACATCTCATGCACAAGCATCTGCAGGATTAAAGCTTTTAGTCCCTGAAGGATCTGTTGATGATATTGAGCAATTAGAAAAAGATTGGGCAAATCCAAACGCAACTATTGAATATGACCCATCTCTAGGCGAACCTCATTTCCCAGCTCCACAACCACTCGCAGGTTCGATATTACAGTTACCTGCTATGATTGAAAAATATATTGATTTAAATATGGGTATATTTGAGATGATGCAAGGAAATGCTGAAGTAGCTCCAAAAACATCATCAGCAACAATGATGCTTGAAGACTTTGGTCAAAGACGTTCAAAGTCAAAACTTCGTGATATCGAAGGTTCATTGAAAAGACTTGGACGTGTAATCTATAATTTGGCTAAATCTCACTATAGTTTTAAGAAAACATTTAGAATTGTACAGCCTAATAATGACTTAAATGAATATACAATTAATAAGCGATTATATGATGACAAGACCATGGAACTTCAATCAATTGAAAATGATATTTCTGTAGGTCAATTCGATATTCGTGTTATTGGAAATTCAACTATGCCTTCCAATAAATGGGGTGAGTGGAATATTTACATGGAAGCCTATCAAGCAGGTTTAATTGATAAAGTAGAGGCATTAAAGAAAACCGATATATTTGATAAAGCAGGAGTTCTACAAAGAACTGATCTTATTACTCAATTACAAGGTCAACTAGAACAAGCTCAAAAACAAATTAAAAAATTATCTGGTGATTTACAGACTAGAGATAGAGAAGCAGTTCATCTCCGTAAAACTGCTGAAGTTGAAAAATTCAAAGGTCGACTTAAGGAGACAGAGTCTTCTAGCAAAGCTGACCAGAAACTACAAGTCGGAAGACTTTCAAATGCTGTTAAACTCGAATCCGAGAAATTACGTTTAGCCACAGAGCAAAAGAAACGTAGTGAAACTCAAAAAGATAAGAGAAATAGCAAACAAGGAGATAAATAAAATGGACGCAAATGAAATTGGAAATCAAATTCAAGATGAACTTGGTCAATCCGAGCAATTTGTAGGGCAAGATGAAGGACAAGCACATGAAGAGAATCCTGTTGATTGGCAAGAACAAGCAAAATACTTCCAATCTGAAAAGGATAAACTCTATAATGAAAATCAAAAGCTAAAACAATACGAAGAAGTTGGCAAGTTTTTGGAATCACGACCTGATTTAATTGAAAGATTAAAGGGAACAGTCGATGGTCAACCAAATACCAATGAAAAAGTAACGATTAAGCCTGATGAGTTTGACCCATGGGAAGCCTATAATGACCCAACATCTGCATCTTATAAATTTAGGATGCAAGAACTACAGCAAACCATTGATGGTGCTGTTACCCAAGCTACTCAAGGTATTCGTCAAGAAACTGGAAGGGCAAATTTAAATGCTCAGCTTAAAGCAAAAGGAATGAACGATGAACAAGTTCAATCATTCTTCGATTTTGCTGATAAACATCCATCTGAGTATGGCTTGGATAACGTAATCAAAATGTGGCAGGCTGTTAACGGTGCTCCAGCAAATGAAGGACAAGAAAGCCCATTAGACCAAGTACGTAATGTACAGAATCAACCTCAGCAAGTAGGTGGTGTATTGCAAGGTGAAAAACCTCAAATGCCCAAATCTGATGCTGATGCAATGTGGGAAGGAATTGTCAATGCTGGGGGACGCACTAATGTATTAAAATAAACTAAGGAGAAATAATGGCTACTTATAATAGTGGACAAGTAAAATTCGGAACTCCTGGTGCAGTTATTGATAGTACTATACCATCAAGAAGGCTGTATGACTTTAGTGATAGGGTCGCAGATTTAGCTCCAGACGAGTCTCCGTTTTTTGTATATTTGTCAAAAGTAGGTAAAGTTCCAACATCGGATTCGCAATTCCGATTCTTGGAAGATCGAACAAAAATTGCAATTACTGACCGAAGCTTTCAAGTTGATGGTGCACAAACATTAGCAGCCCCAGGTGGGAATACTACAGTTCTTGTAGATGTGCAATCTAGTGGCTCAGATGCAACTGTTGATTGGCTTATCAAAGGTATGGTTGTCC